CAGAAGCAGCTATGGAGCTTCGTCGAAGATGATATCGACTTACGTTACATCGATTTCTTCTCCGAGGTTAACTACCCTATCCTTTGTAAAGCGCGCCAGTATGTTAAGGCGATCTTTCAGGGCGTAGATCCGGAGTTTCAGGAACGAGATTTCGTCCCTGTACCCGGACCTGGGGCCGTTAATACTCCACGGCGAAAGGATACGCGCTACCGTCCGCATGTCCTGTACGAGCAACTTGATGCGGTGTTCCCATATGAGGCTTGGTTTTACAGCCATCCATGGGACATCGTAACGGATCCTATACGCTTCAAAGCGTTAAAGCGCGTAAGCGCGCCTTCTTCTCGATTTAAGTTTGTCCCGAAAACATACGGGAAACCGAGGGGAATTTGCATAGAGGAATTGGAAACACAATATTTACAGCAGGCCTTAAAACGTTTTATGTACAAACGTATCGAGTCCCACCCCATGACAAAGGGGCTGGTCAACTTTGTTGACCAAGGGATCAATGGGAGGTTGGCTTTAGAAGCATCCTCCTCGGGCCATTACGCTACCCTTGACATGTCGGCAGCATCTGATCGCGTGTCTCGAACTCTCGTGAGATACCTTTTTCACGATTGTCCAGAGATGCGTGACGCATTGATAGCTACGTCTACGCGGACCATCAGTCTGCCAGATAAGCTCATCGATTTTATTGATGATCTGCCAGGTGCAAAATTCGCACCTATGGGTAGTGCGACGTGTTTCCCAGTGATGGCCTTGGTTCATTTTGTTTTAATCAAGGCTATCTTGGCCCTAAGCGTTATACCACGTGAGTTAACTCGCGAGATCTACGTATACGGCGACGATATAATAATCCGAGCCGAATGCGTGGAAGCTGTGTTTGCATATTTGCCTTTCTTCGGTATGAAGTTTAACACCGAAAAGAGCTATGTGCATTCGCAGTTTCGTGAGTCATGTGGTATGCATGCCTTTCGAGGCGTGGAAATTACTCCGGCATTTTTTAAACATGTGCCAGATTATCACTCACCTCGAGATGTAGTGCTGTCGCTTCTGAAGTTAGAGTCCCAACTTTTTAAATCGGGATTCAAAGCTACAGCTCGACATCTCCGGACCCAGTTGTTAAAGGTTAAGACATGGAAGGGATATGATGTTCCTTTCGTGACACCGAAATCCCCGCTTCTCGGATGGATCAGAGAAGATGTGGATGCGCCGTCCTGCCGACACATCGGTTTGAAACGACGATACAACTTGGAGCTTCAGAGATTTGAAGTTCGCGCTATGATTACTCGACCATCTTCGGATGATCTTGTGATTGAGCACGAATCTGAAGCGTACTTGAGGAAGTTTTGTGATTGGGGACCTCAGTTGCAGTCACCCGATCGCATTAGCAGAAACCGGCCTCCAAGGCGGTACATTGCTAAGCAAATGGCCCTTACGGACCATACGCAGACGACTTCCAGCGCCCACGAGGTGAAGGATTTCTCCGCTGATCCACCATGGATCGTGTGGAGTTGGTGTCCTGAGTCCGCGCTATAGCAGGAGCAGCGCAAGAACACGGACATACGGAGCGAGAGAGCCTGAGCGTCATAACCTCAGCTCTCTTGTCGG